AAATATACGGGTGACGGCTCAACTACATCTTACGCAATTGATGGACAATGGGAAGTTAATTCTTTATTTGTGTTTGTAAACGGTATTTGTTTAGTGCCTACAGATGACTATACTATTTCTGGTTCAAACTTGACATTTACAACGGCACCGGCCGCTTCAGCAGAAATAACAATAAGGTACATAGGATAATAAAATGGGAGCAATAACAAGAACATTCGCTAATCAAATTAAAACAGGTGGAAAATTAGACGCTGACGGATTAGATTTAACAGATACTTTTGCTTTTACAGGCACGGTTACTGGTGCTGGTGGGACTAATACTCCAGCTTTTAGAGCCTATCTAGGAAGTACCCAAACTTTAACTGATATAGTTAATACTGTAGTTCAATATAATACAGAAAATTTTGATACAGATAGTGCGTATGACACTTCAACATATAGATTTACAGTTCCTTCTGGTGCTGCTGGAAAATATTTTTTTTCTGCTTCCGCTCGTATTACTCAACCAACAATTAGTTTGTATTCACACGATATGCAAATTCGTAAAAATGGAGTAAACACAGCTGCAGATAATTTAGCTCTCGATTCTTCGGACAATTACGCTTACATATCTAAAGTAACTACAATTTTAGATTTAGCCGAATCAGATTATGTAGATGTAAATATTATAGCAAATTCAAATGATGGAAGCACCATTAATATAGATAATAGTTCTCCTTTTCAATTTACAGTATTTCAAGGATTTAAATTAATATAATAGGATTAATTATGGCAAATTTATCAACAAAGATTAAAAAGTACGCTGAAGCAAATGGTGTTTCAACTGTAGATTTTTTTAGAGATGTTATATTACAAGATGATAGTAATGGTCAAGGTCCATACATTAAAGAGTGGAATTTAGATATTGCACAACCAACAGATTCTCAATTAAATTCTTACGAAACAGCGGCTGATTTGGAAGAAAAATTAAAAATTATTAGATTTAAAAGAGATAAACTAATTGCAGAAACAGATTACCTTGCCTTATCTGACCAGACATTATCTACAGAAATGACAACATATAGACAGGCTTTAAGGGATATAACAAATGGAATTACAACGGTAGAACAAGCAAACAATGTTACTTGGCCTACAAAACCATAATGAAAACTTGTATAAATATTGAGTAAGGAAGAAATAAAAAACTATGCCAGCAATTATAACAGATAAATTTAGATTTCACAACGCAGAACAGTTTTCAGAAGCGTTTACTGAAGCTTCCGGTAATACTATGTACTTGGGTATTGGAAGACCTCAAGCATTTGCTACTTCTACAAGAGCAGATAGCCGAACAGAAAACCAAGGTACAGATGTAGCACCAATTACTCCAGCAGACAATGTAAATGCACAAACTATTACATTTGATGATATGTTGGCGGCTAAAAAGATTACAAGTTCAGATGTAACTTTTGCAATTCCTAGAAGAAACTGGACAAGTGGTACAGTCTATGATGAATATAGACACGACTACGGAGAAAGAATTACAGGCACAACTACAGCTAAAACAGCAAATAGTGGTGCTTCAACTTTATTTGATGCAACTTTTTATGTATTAACAGCTGCAAGAAATGTTTACAAATGTTTAGATAACAACAGTAACGCAGCTTCAACTGTAGAACCTACAGGAACAGATGTAACAATCTTATCAACTGCCGATGGATATAAGTGGAAATATATGTACACTTTATCTGCTTCACAACAAGCAAACTTTTTATCTACAGACTTTATGGCAGTTTCAACAAATTCAACTGTATCATCAGCCGCTGTTGACGGTGCAGTAAATGTTATTAAAATTAAAACTGCCGGCTCAGGTGGTACAGACGGTACACATACAGGTATTGCAATTAGAGGTGATGGTTCAGGCGGTGTCTGTTCAGTTACAGTTACCTCAGGTGCAGTCACAGCCGTAACAGTAACAAGTCCAGGTACAGGTTACACTTTTGGTACTGTAAGTAATGCACAGATTGTAGCTGCAGGTGCAACAAGTTTAGTAGGTGCTGAGTTAGATGTAATTATCGAACCAAAAGGCGGACACGGATTTAATGCAATTGAAGAATTAGGTGGTTTTTATGTAATGTTAAACACATCACTAGAAGGTACTGAAAGTGCAAACACAGGTGATGTTACAGTAGCAAATGATTTTAGAAAAATTAGTTTAATTAGGGATCCAGATGCTGGCGGCTCTGCTGCTTCAGCAACAACTTTAAGAGCAACTAAAGCAATTAATTTAACAGGTGTATCAGGAACATTTACAGCTGATGAAGAAATTAATCAAGCATCAACTGGTGCAGTTGGAAAAGTTGTTGAATGGGATTCAGTAAATAGTATTTTATATTATATTCAAACAAAATTCAATGATGAAGGAGTAGATAGTAACGGTAATCAAACAGCTTTTAGTGGAACAAATGCTGTAACAGGTCAAAGTTCAAGTGCTAGTGGTACACCAACAACTACAACAAGCACAATAAACAATGTTTCATTCACAAGCGGATATTCAAGTCCTGAGATTGACCACGATACTGGTGACATTCTGTATATAGAAAACAGAGCACCTATCACAAGGGCAGCTGACCAGACCGAAAATATCAAACTGATTATTGAATTCTAGGGGAGATTAAATGCCAAGTCCAACAGATTTTAACCTCTCGCCTTATTATGATGACTTTACGGAAAGTAAGAAGTTTCATAGAATACTTTTTAGACCGTCATTCGCAGTACAGGCTAGAGAGTTAACACAATCACAAACCATTCTACAAAACCAAATAGAAAGGGTATCTGACCACCTTTTTAAACAAGGTGCAATGGTTATTCCTGGCCAAGTTTCAATTGATGTACAATATACTTCTATCAAATTAACTTCAAAATCAGCTGCTAGTTTATCAACTTATAATGGAACAACTTTAACAGGTAATACTTCAGGAGTTGTTGCACAAGTTGTGGGAATTTCCGTTACAGACGGTACTGACCCCGACACATTATTTGTAAAATATGATAGAGCAGGTACAAATAATACAGATTTAGTTTTTGCAGACGGCGAAACCGTAACATCAAGTGCTACAGGTAATCCAACTATTGTTGTAGCTTCAACACACGAAGGTTCAGCTGCAGGTATACAACAAGGTGTTTATTACATAAATGGATTTCATGTACAAGTTGATAGTACAACTTTAATACTAGACAAATATACAAATACACCGTCTTACAGAATAGGTTTAACAGTTACAGAATCTTTTGTAACTCCTAATGATGACAATTCTTTAAATGATAATGCACAAGGCACTTCAAATGTAAATGCTCCTGGTGCTCATAGATTTAAAATTACTTTAACTTTAAGTAAAAAAACATTAACTGACCTTAATGATAATAATTTTTATGAAATAGCAAGAGTTGAAAATGGTATAATTAAATCAATGGTCAGAGCAACTGAGTATGCGGTCCTTGAAGATACTTTAGCAAGAAGAACATTTGACGAATCAGGAAACTATGTTTTAACAAATCCAGATTTTGATGTAAGAGAACATTTAGTTTCAGGCAATAACAGAGGAATTTATACTGCTGGTGAGGGTGGTAGTGCAACTAAATTGGCAATCGGAGTTTCTCCATTTAAAGCATATGTAAATGGTTATGAATCTGAAAGATTAGGAACAACTTTTGTAGATGTAAATAAAGCAAGAGATTTTGACACAGCAAATAATATTAAAACAAGATTTACTTTAGATAATTATATTAATGTCACAAATGTTTACAATACTCCAGATGTAGGTTTCGTATCAGGTGCTGTAGAGGCATTTAAAACTGTTAACTTATTTGACACAGAAACATCTGTAAGAGGTACTCAACAATCAACTGTAGGTACAACTGTACCACAAATTGGTCGTGCTAAATCAAGGGGTTTTGAATTTGTAACAGGTTCAGAAACAAATGACATTTATGCAACAACAGGTGTTTATAGACATTATCTATTTGACATAGAAATGTTTACTCATTTAAATGTTTTAGAGGCAACTTCATTTACAACTGGTGAAATTGTATCAGGCGCTAGTTCAGGTGCAACAGGTGTTGTACAAAGTATTTCATCAACTAAATCAGCGGCTGCAACTTCTATTTCAGTTGCAAGTCCAGGTGTCGTAACATTAAATGCACACGGATTTAAAGATGGACAACAAATTAGTCTATCAGGCGGAAGTTTTCAAATAGATTCATCTGCTTATACACCAGGCACATATACAGTTAGAAATACAACTACTAATACTTTTGAATTATATGGTGCAGACGGAACAACAGCACAAAATGTAACATCTTTTGCTTCAGGACCTACTATGACACACGGTGTTGTGGTGTTATCAAATGTAAAAGGTAGTTTTGCAAT